ATATTTACTAGTCTAAGAAAATTAAAAAAATATTTTTCACATAAAGGTTGGATTTTTGATAAAACTTCCTTATCTTTGCAGAATAATTTGAAAACATTGTTTATTACTAAAATGGGATTAGACGGAAGTTATGAAGAGATCTAAAGGTATTTTTTACATTGAGGGAGTTATAGGGAGCGAAGTATATGCTTCTCTATTTAGAAAAAATTTGTACGGAAAAGAGAATTATGATAAAACCATAATTTTTGATGAAATCATGCATAAAATAGATGGAGAGATAAGAATAGAGTCTTTGGTCTATCCAGGAAAAGATGCTAAGATAATTCAGCAAAATGAGTTGGATGACAAGAAAGGAATTTCAAAAATTGGACTTGTTTCAGATAAAATAGACAATGTTTACTTCCTATATCCTCCTACGGGTTGGTATGATAGCGAAATACATTTAGATGAGCAAGGAGAAGTTGAACAAGTCATTTTTGATTTTAAGTATTTAGATTCAGAAGATCCAAACGATATAGATGATTTACTATTCTTTGATTCAAAGTACCTTCGTCTATTTATGGATAATTCTCTAAAAGTAAAGGACTGTTATAAATTCACAAACTTAAATTTATTATGTTACAATCACAAGATTTAAAAAGGGATTTACCTAAATTTATCATTGCTTCTACCTCTTACTCATCGGAAGAAACATTTATATTTGAAGCAGAGGACATGGGAGGATTCCCTAAAATAGTAAAATCAGGAGGGCTGGAAGAATTAACCGGATTGGCAAAAAGGTGGGGAAATGAAAATTGGGAATCTAAGGAGGATGCGGTAAATTTATATGCCTCGGGTTCTTATGTGCGTGTTAAAAATGAAGTACCTAATTTTGATAGTGCTTATTTGTATATGTTAAAAAATGATTAAAATGAAAAAAGTATTTGTTTTTATGTTATTGTTTTGTACTGTGAAAGGTTTTTCTCAATATTACAGTCTTAATAACCCTGTTAGAAAATCAATCGACAGTATTGTATGTGTAACCATAGAATATAAAAAGAACGCTCCGGCTCCTTGTAGTATTGAAATGGATACCTACGAAGTACCTATTTACATGATTCGAGTAGGATTATATGATAGGTCTGTAAAATCAGGGCCCGAAATAATTAAAATAAAGTTGGGAATACAGAATTACTACTATTATGCTCGTATGTACAATTCGTATAATATAGCCACTATTGATTTAGGGAAACTAAAGAAGGCAGGGTTTTGTGATGCCTTCGTTACATTGGCTCCTTTTGATATGAGAGGGTTCTCGTTTTTTCCGGAAGGAGCGAGTTCTTCGAATGAAATCATTTTTAAATAATACTAAGGCCTGCTTTTAGCGGGCCTTTTCAATTTAACTTTTATGGAAACACCTTTAGAACATATTTTGTATTGGGCGGAATCAAAAAAAGATCAGTACAGTGCTTTATCCAATGTCTCAAATGATCCTTCCTTTCATTTAGGTAGACTAGACGTAATGTTAGAACTAGTATCTCTAATCTATAAAAAACTACCAGAAGAAAAGGAAATGATTGAAAATGCTTATGAAGATGGTAAAACGGGAAATGGTAGAGGTAGCCACTACTATGAATCCT